ACAATCGGGGAAGCGGTCGACATTCAGGGGCGATCCTGCAACGTCACCGTTGGCACTATCCGCAAGACGTATAACGACGCCATCAAGCTGATACACAACGCCAGCAACAACACGGTAACGGTCGGAGAAGTGGACGAGAGCGGGCGGTTTGTCGTCGGCATATTCGGCTCTGACAGCGTGGTGGCCAATTCCGATACGCAGGGAAATGCCATCACCATTGGCACGGTTCGCCGCCCGGGCACTTACGGTCTTGGGACATCGGGCACGACCGCTGTTGTCGGGTTTGGAAATAGCGGGTCGACTTACAAGCCAAGAAAGAACACGGTTCGCGTTGATAACGTGATCGGCGATGGTGTGGCCATTGATTACATGGTCCTTGATGGCGGGGCGGCGAATGACAACGATAACGTGATCGTCATTGGCCGGGCTAATGGCTGGGCCGTGCTGTCGGTTTCAGCCCCACCGCGAAATGTCCGTGTCCAGTATCTCGGGCGCTGCTACGCCCGCATGACGTTGAGTGTAGATCAAACCATACCTACGGCGGCAGATACCCTTGTTGCGTTTGACACGGTCAGCCTGGACACCGAAGGCATTTGTGTGACCGCCAGCAACAAGATCACGCCCGTCTGGCCTGGTCTGTACCACGTATTCGGGGCAACGCGTTGGTCAGGAGCCAACCAACTTGCCGATGGAAACTGGGCAACGACATGGGTTCAGGCAACAGGGCTTATATCATCCGTCACGGTTGCGGCGTCGGGCGCGTCTCAGGAGCTGGTTGGCCGGTCATCCAGCGCATTTTACATTGATGAGAATGACGTTGGCGGGGTGAATGCGGATATCAAAGTTTATGCTCGCCAGGATACTGGAGGCGATCGCACAATTACGACGGGGCGAAGTGAATTTGTGGTTGTGAGGGCTGTCGGATGAACAGGGAAGCGCTGGAAGCCGAACTTGCGCGGCTTAATGAGATGATCGCAAGCAACCAATATGCAGGCAGCGACGGGGTTGTTCTGTTTGACGTCTCGGAAGCCGTCATTCTGCGGGACAAGATTGTTTATATGCTGTCGGAAATGGATCCCAATGCCCCTTAAAAAAGGCTCATCACAGAAAGTCATCTCAGCCAACATACGCACAGAGATGAAGGCTGGCCGTCCACAACGCCAGGCGATCGCCATTGCTTTGAGCAAAGCAGGAAAGAAGAAGAAGTGATCGACTTCGACCCCTTCGACATTGCTTCGCAACAGGCCCGGGAAAACGACCGGCGCCATGTGGCTGCGATTGACCGCAAGGCCGAAGCGGAAGACTGGTCATGGCTGATGGCCAGCAAGAGAGGACGCAAGATTGTGCGCGAGCTGCTCGACCATTGCGGCGTGGCGCGTTCGAGTTTTACCGGCTCAAGCGAGACTTTCTTTCGCGAGGGTCAAAGAGCGGTGGGCCTGTATGTGATGCGCCAGGCATGGACGCACGCCCCCGCCAATTGCATGGAGATGCTCAAAGATGAGTGAAGATACGTTGATGACCGCCCCACAACCCACGGAAAGCGTGTCGTCCACGACGGCCAGCCCCGCAGATGCATCGACGGATGCGCCTGCGACTGGCGACCAGCAGCCGGCTCCGGCTGCAGACACCTCGCCCGCGGAAGACAAGCCCGCGACCAGCGAGGCGGCTCCAGAAGCAGACTATGAGTTCGCCTTTGCAGAAGGGGTTGAAGTCGACCCCGAGACGCTTGGCGACCTTAAGGGCCTGTCGAAGGATCTTGGTCTGTCGAAGGAGCAGGCGCAGCGGATAGCGGACCTTGGCGCAAAGCAGGCTCAGAAATGGGCCGAGGCGCAACAGGCTGCTATAGCGGAGGCTACCTCCGCATGGGTCGAGCAGGTCAAGAGCGACAAGGAGATTGGCGGCGATAAGCTGGCTGAGAACCTGGCGACGGCTAAACGCGCGCTTGACAAGTTCGGAACCCCAGAGCTGCGGGCGCTGCTGGATGAAAGCCGGCTTGGGAACCACCCGGAGCTTATCCGGGCATTTCACAGGATCGGCAGGGCCATCGCCGACGATGCTATCGTCCCGGGAGGCAGGTCAACGAACCAGCCAACCGATCCGGCGAAGCGGTTATACGACAACAGCAACCTCGCATAAGGAATTAGCCCAATGGCTACACTTTCAACTATCCACCCCACGCTGCTGGACGTGGCCAAGCGCCTCGACCCGGACGGCAAAGTCGACACTATCGTCGAGATCCTCTCGGAAACCAACGAAGTCCTTGAGGACATGGTCTGGATGGAGGGCAACCTTCCCACCGGACACCGCACCACGATCCGTTCGGGTCTTCCGACCCCGACATGGCGCAAGCTCTATGGCGGCGTTCAGCCGGCCAAGAGCCGCACCGTGCAGGTCACGGACACTTGCGGCATGCTTGAGGCCTACGCCGAAGTGGACAAGGCCCTTGCCGATCTTAACGGCAACACGGCCGCGTTCCGTCTCTCTGAAGACCGCGCGCACATCGAGGGCATGAACATCGAGTTTGCGTCTTCGCTGTTCTATGCTTCCGAACAGACCGCGCCCGAGGAGATCACGGGCTTTGCCCCGCGCTTCAACTCGCTCAGCGCCGAGAACGGGCAGAACATCATCCAGAACGCATCCATCGACGGCAGCGACAACGCTTCAATCTGGCTTGTCTGCTGGGGCGCCAACACGGTCCACGGGATTTACCCCAAGGGATCTGTCGGCGGTCTGCAGATGAACGACAAGGGCCAGGTGACCATTGAAAGCGTCGATGGCAATGGCGGCCGCATGGAAGCCTACCGCACGCACTATCGCTGGGACTGCGGCCTCTCTGTCCGCGACTGGCGCTATGTTGTGCGTATTCAGTACGACCAGGAAGACCTCAAGGGCGATGCCGCCACGGGTCCGAAACTGATCGACCTGATGACGCAGGCGCTCGATGCTCCTCCGAACCTCTCGGCTGGCCGTCCGGCGTTCTACATGAACCGCCGTGCGCGTTCCTTCCTGCGTCGCCAGATGCTGGAAAAGATCGCTGGCTCGACGCTGACGATGGAGCAGATCGGCGGCAAGATGGTGATGACTTTCGCCGGTATCCCGGTGCGTCGCTGCGATGCGCTGCTCAACACTGAAACTGCTGTTGCTTAATCGGCAAACTAAGGAGAACTTAACATGATTTTCGACGAAAGACTTGAGTTTGCCGACAACGTGTCCGTGGCTGCCGCCGCTGGTACGGCCCTGATCGGCGACGTGATCGACCTTGGTTCGACCACCAGCGACATCGGCAATGGCGAGCAGCTTTATCTCGTCATCAAAACAGGCGCGACTGAGATCATCACTGGCGGTTCCGCCGGCACGATCAAGTTTCAGCTCGCCTCTGATGCGGCTGCGGCGATCGCCACCGATGGTTCTGCCACTGTCCACTTTGACACCGGCACGATCGTCACCGATGACGCCGCCGCTAACAGCGCCCTGCTCAATGCCGGCGCCACGATCGCCATGGTTGCCCTGCCGCTCGGCACTTACGAGCGTTACCTCGGCATCCTGTGCGTTACGGCGACGACGACGACGACAGCCGGCACGATTGACGCTTTCCTGACCAAGGATCCGTCTAAGTGGCTGGCTCTGCCTGACGCGGCTGGAGCTTCGCTCTAAGCCATGAAACAGGTCAGAGTAACTGAACTGGCCTTTCATGATGGTACCCGGGTTCGCCCGGGTACCGTTTTGACGGTCGCCGACAACTTCTACGCCTCATGGGCCGAAGATGTCGTTGAGAAGCAAAGACAGACGCGCAAGCCTCGCGAGGTGCTGCGTGATACGCCGGATACCGCCGAACTTGCCTGACGGGAGCTGCCATGGCCAGCGTCATAGATATCTGCAATTTGGCGCTGGCTCACATCGGTGACCGCGCCAATGTGACGTCGATCGATCCGCCTGAGGGGTCGGCGCAGGCAGAGCACTGTGCGCGCTTCTATCCCATGGCGCGCAACAGTCTCCTGAACATGCATCCATGGGCGTTCGCCCAGAAGCGTGCCGTGCTGGCTGATATATCCGCAACCATAGTCCCGCCGGCCAAGTGGCAATACACCTACGCCGCGCCCGGTGATGTCGTGAAGATCCTTGGCGTCTACGACCCGAACGCCATGTATGACGAGAACAAGGCCGAGTTCGAATACGAGCTGTCGGGCACGACGCAGGTCATTTACGCCAACCCGGAAGCCGCCATTGTGCGATACGTGGCGCTGGTGACGGATAGTGCGACCTTCCCGCCTATCTTTACTGAGGCGCTGGCGTGGCTGCTGGCGAGCTATCTGGCTGGGCCGATCATCAAAGGCACGGAAGGCATGCGGGTGTCGGCTGAGGCCATGAAAATGGCCATGTCATATGTCGGCCAGGCCCGCGTTGAGGACGCCAACCAGCGCAACCGCGCATCTGCACGGCGCGATACGCGGCACAGCCCGAGCTGGATAAGTAACCGCGGCAGCCTGTGGCCATACGAAGACGACCCGTGGTACCCCGATGGCCAGTAAGACGTTTGTTCGCAGCTTCAATGGCGGCATCATCAGCCCCGAAATGCTCGGGCGCATTGATGACATCAAGAACAACACGGGCCTGCAGACCTGCAGGAACTTCATCCCCCTGCCGCAGGGTCCGGTCGTCAACCGTCCCGGCTTCCAGTTTGTGCGCGGAGTTCGCTACAACAGCAAGTTCACCCGCGTTATGCCGTTTCGCTTTTCAGCGACGCAGACCACCGTCATTGAGGCCGGCGAGGCGTATTTCCGGTTTCACACCTTTGGCGGCACGCTGCTGACCCCAACCACCGGCCTCACCGCCTGGAACAGCGCCACGGCCTACGTGCCGGGCGATCTGGCGACCAAGGGCGGCAAGACCTGGTATTGCGTTGCCAATAGCACCAACAACGACCCGGAGGTCACCGCCAACCAGTACGGATCCGCGCCGGTCATCACCGCGACATGGGTGGAGACAGTCCCCGCGCAGGCCACCCCTCCGGCTGGATATACAAATGTAGGTACGGAACTGCCCGTCTCGGCGACCATTGGCGCGCTCGTCTATATCAGTCAGACGACCTATGACTGGACCGAGATTTACGACCCTGAGCTTGGCCGGTTTGGCGTCGAGCCGATCGAGACGACCGTCTACATTGGCTACACGGGCACGGCTAACACCAGCCCCTCCGGGTTCTGGTACGAGATGCCCGTCCCTTACCAGATCCCTTCGCCCTATGCCGAGGCGGATCTGCCGGACCTGCGCTACGTCCAGTCTGCTGATGTTATGACGATCTGCCATCCCAACTACGCCCCCCGCGAATTGCGGCGGTTGTCGGCGACCAAGTGGGTGTTGAGCACGATTACCTTCGGTTCGACGCTGTCCGCTCCGACGATATCAAGCGTGACGCCAACTCTGGGGTCCTCGCCGTCTCTGGCGCAGACTTACAGCTATGTCGCCACCCGGGTAAGCGATGATCAGCTTGACGAAAGCGTTGCCTCGGCCGCAGTGACGGCCAGCAACCAGTTGTTCGACACTGGCGCGGTCAATACCATCAACTTCGCCACAAGCGCCCGGCGCAATGTCTATCGGGAAAGCGGCGGGTTGTATGGCTTCATCGGCCAGACCACCGGCACAAGCCTGGTGGATGACAACATTGCGCCCGACGTCAGCCGCACGCCACCGATCAACCAGAACCCCTTCGCCAGCGCTGGAAATTACCCGTCGGCTGTCTGCTATTACGAACAGCGGCGTGTCTTCGCCGGCACGAATAACCTGCCGCAGACCTTCTGGATGACAAAGACGGGAACGGAGAGTAATTTTAATTACTCCATCCCCGTGCGGGACGATGACGCCATCAATATCAAGATGGCCAGCCGCGAGGCCAACACGATCCGCCACGCTGTCGTGGTGGGCGATCTGCTGATGATGACCGATCATGCCGAGTGGCGCATCTCGAGCGCCGGGGACGTGCTGACGCCCACCACGGTCACTGTCCGTCCGCAGTCCTACATTGGCGCATCCAACGTCCAGCCGGTGACCGTCAATAACACGGCGATCTACGCGGCCAACCGCGGTGGCCATGTGCGGGCTGTGGGCTTTGACTTTGACGTGCAGTCATACGTCTCCGTCGATTTGAGCTTACGCGCCGCGCACATGTTTGACTTCAAGACAATCAAGGACATGGACTACGCCAAAGGGCCGATCCCGATCGTTTGGGCGGTCTCGAGCGACGGGCGCCTGCTGGGCCTGACTTACGTGCCCGAGCAGCAGGTCTACGCCTGGCATTCACATGACACGGACGGGCTGATTGAGAGCATCGCTGTCGTGGGCGAGGGCAATGACGACATTCTTTACGCTGTCATCAAGCGCAAGATCAACAATGTTGACGTGCGCTATGTCGAGCGCCTCGCAAGCCGCTACTTTGCTGAGCTGAAAGACTTTTTCGGGGTCGACTGCGGGCTGACCTACAGCGGCGCCGCGGCTACGACCATCAGCGGCCTGTCGCACCTTGAGGGCAAGGAGGTATACATTCTTGCAGATGGCGCAGTTATGGCGCCCAAAACGGTGACGGGAGGCCAGATCACGCTGGAGAAGGCAGCTTCGCTGGTGCATGTCGGCCTGCCGATCGTTAGTGACCTGCAAACCCTGCCCATGGCCATGGAAGGCGTCGACGGGTTCGGGCAAGGCCGGGTCAAGAATGTCAATCAGGTGTTCCTGCGGGTCTATCGGTCCAGCGGGATATTCGTCGGACCCTCGGTTGATGACCTTACGGAAGCCAAGATCCGCACGACTGAGACGTATGGGACGCCGCCCAACCTCAAGACCGAAGAGATAGACATCATGGTGACGCCGACCTGGCAGCGCGACGGCCAGATTGTGATACGGCAAACTGATCCGGTTCCGTTGACGATTGTATCTGCAACGATTGAAGTACAGATGGGGTCCTAGATGGCGCTCACCACGGCACAAATGGCCACAGCCGCCCTGACGACGCAGGCTATCGGGGGCGTCGGGCAGGCCTTTGGCGCGTACTATCAGGCGCGGGGCCAAAAGACCGCCCTGAAGCTGCAGGCGCGCATGGCTGAGATCAATGCACAGATCGCGCAAGGACAGGCCCGGGATGCGCTTATGCGCGGGGAGCGACAGGAGCAGGGCTCCCGCATGCAGGCCGCTCAGCTCAAATCCTCGCAGCGCGCAGCCATGGCCGCTAGCGGGATTGACCTCGGCTCCGAAACGTCCGCAGCTATCCTTACGTCAACCGATTACCTATCCGAGATGGAAGCCAACACGATCAAGGCCAATGCTCTGCGCGAGGCGTGGGGATACAGGATGGAGGCCGTTGGCCAGCGCGGAGAGGCCGGCATGGCGCGTGCCACCGCGCGGGGGATCAGCCCGCTTGGCGAGGGGCTGACATCGCTGCTGACGTCGGCAAGTTCCGTGGCTGGCAATTATGCGACCTTCTCCTCGCTGGGGGCGTTTAACAAACCATCAGCGATTGGCAGCATGGCGGCAAGGTCTGGCGCTGATCTGTCCAGATTTAGAGGGCCACGCTAATGCCCAAAGTCCCCACAGCCGAAGGGTTTGGCGCATTGCCCGGCATACGGCAGGGGCAGGCGCGGCCGGTTCTGTCGATGGAAGAGGCCAGCCTGCCGGGTCAGCGCATGATCCGCGCCGGGCAGGCGGCCATGCAGGTGGGCGGGCAGATGGCCGAGTTCGCCATCCGCGAGCAGGAGAAGATCAACAAGGCGCGCCTGAACGACGCTTACAACCAGGCTGACCGCCTGACGCAGGACCTGCGCGTCAAGATGAAACAACTGCAGGGGGCTGACGCCGTCGAGATCAATGGCGTTCCCCTCGACCAGTATTTTGGCGAGGAACTCAACAAAGGCCTTAGCGCCATCACGCAAAATCTGCAGGCGCCCGTGGTGCGTGAGCAGTTCTCCCTGCTGGCCGATGACGTATCAACCCGCTTCCGAAACGAAGCTATTACCCACATGGCTGAGCAGGGGCAGGTGTATGAAAGCCGGGTGCTGGACGATACCGTCACCACGTCCATGAACCTGATCGCCGAGAACGCCGGCAATACCTTTGTCGAGCGGTGGAACCTGACGCGGGCCAAGGACGCCCTGCGGACCAAATACGACCGCGCCGGCTTTGACCCGGAGCAGGCCGACCTGCGGATGAAAGAAGACCTTGGCAAGAGCCATACGGTTATTATCGAGGCCATGGTCAATCGCGGTCAGGTCATGCAGGCCAAGTCCTACTTCGACCGCCACCGCGGCGACTTTCTCAGCGCCGACGCCAGCACGGTCGAGGGGGCGCTGCAGAAAAGCATATCAGCCAGCCAGGCGCTGGTGGATGTTGACGCGGTTGTCTCCAAGATGCCGCTGCGTGGAGATAATATCCGCCGGGCTGACATGGACGCAGAGCTGCGCCGGATTGTCGGCGATGACCCTGTCCGTCTGAGTGCGGCGCGTTCAGAGCTGAATACCCGTATCAGCTTCCATCTCGACCAGTACGCTGGCGAATACGCCAACGATCAGGACCGCGTCTTTACCCTCGCCCAACAATCGCCTGCTGCCGCCATGGCCAGCCCGTCATTCGCGCGCCTGAAAGCCAAAGATCAGAAAGCCATCCTCGACATGGCTCTTGGCATCCAGAGCGACCGCGTCAAGGCGCAGCAGGACGTCACTTACGGCAATCTGGCTTATGGTGATCCTCGCATGCTGGCGGGCATGACTGACAATGCTTTCCGCGCCCTCCGCTTCGGCATGAGCCAGGAACAGTTTGCCAGCCTGGACAAGCGCCGACAGGAATTGCGTCAGAACCCGCTGGCCATCAATCGCATGAACGTCGACAACACTACCTTCGACTTCCTGCTTGGAGAGCTCGGCATTGACGACCCAAAACAGGTGGATCCGGCTACGCTGTTCAGGTTGCGGGACACTATGGAAAGCGCTCTGACACTGGCTCGCCTGCGCCTTGGGCGTGAATACCTGACGCCGGACGAGAT